GATCTCGAACACATGCGTCCTCGAGCGGAGCTTCGGATGGCGCGGCGTCCTCTGCGACATCGAGCATGAGGCGAGGCTCGGAGCGAACCGCTCCGGCAACTACGTCCACGGCGACGCGCTGACGCTCGACTACAAGGCGCGCTTCGAGGAGCTCGAGCGCGACGGATGGGTCGACTTCCTGTCGCTCGACCTCGAGCCGCCAGACCTGACCTACCTGATCCTGATGAGGATCATGTCCGAGCCGTCGATCCGCTTCCGCGTCGCCTGCGTCGAGCATGACGCCTACCGCTTCGAGAACGGATCGCAGCGCCGAGACCTGATGCGGAACCTGCTCGAGTGGCACGGCTATGTCCGCGTCTGCGATGTCGGCTGCGAGGTCGACGGCAAGCACGCACACATCGAGGACTGGTGGGTGCATTCGGACGCCGAGGATCTGGTCGAGCGCGCGCAGCTGGTGCTCACGGGTGGGGGCGCGATATGAAGACCGAGACCGTAGCCATCGACTCCATATCGCTTGACCCTGCGAATGTGCGTCGGCATACCGACCGAAACATCCAGACGATCGTGGCGAGCCTGAAGCGATTCGGCCAGCAGAAGCCGATCGTCGTCACGAAGGAAGGGATCGTCATCGCCGGCAACGGCACGCTCCAGGCGGCGCGGCATCTCGGATGGAAGCAGATCGAGATAGTGCGTACGGGCCTGACGGGATCGGACGCGACCGCCTACGCCATTGCGGACAACCGCACCGCGGAACTCGCGGAGTGGGACGACGAAGCTCTGGCGCAGACGCTTGCGGCGCTCCAGATCGAGGACGATGAACTCCTACTTGCATCCGGGTTTATTGAGCAGGAACTAAATGCTCTAACAGAGCGTTACGCAAAATCCGAGGTGACGCCGGAATCCAGTGCCAAGGAAATCGACGTCGATTCATTCTCCATGCAATGCAAGTGCCCGAGGTGCAATTTTGAGTTTGATCCAAACACCTAATTGCGCATGGAATCTGACAGACCTCAAGTCCGTTCCGAAGAACGGAATCAAGGTCTTCAGCACCTTTGCTTGCGGCGGCGGATCAACGATGGGATACAAGCGCGCCGGATGCGATGTCGTCGGTGCAAATGACATCGACCCGGAAATGGCATGGCACTACAAGGTTAACCACTCGCCGCGCCACTATTTGCTCTGCCCCATTCGCGATCTTCTGACAGCCGATCTTCCGCAGGAACTCTTTGGAATCGACATCCTTGACGGATCTCCTCCATGCTCGACGTTCTCTACGAGCGGCAATCGAGAGGATGATTGGGGAAGGGAAAAACACTTCCGAGAGGGTCAGGCAAAGCAGATTCTCTCGGATCTCTTCTTTGACTTCCTCAACCTTGCCGAGCGCCTTCAGCCTCGGACGATCATCGCAGAGAATGTGAAGGGGATGATCATCGGCAATGCGAAGGGATACTGCAAGATGGTGATGCAGCGCCTTCGTGACCTTGGATACAGGCCGCAACTCTTCCTTATCAACGCCGCGGACTGCGGAGTTCCGCAGCGTCGAGAACGTGTGTTTTTCTGCGCAGTACGAAATGATGTATCGGATAGACCGCTCAAACTTACTCCGAAACATCAATGGATAAGCGTAGGAGAGGCAACTAGAGATCTGCAGGGAACTGCACAGACAAGATCTAGTGATGTGAAGCTGTCAGATCTTGTTCAAACTCTATGGAACGGAACGAAGCCGGGAGATTCTCTTGACAAAGCATCGTTGAAGATAAATGGGAAGCCGGGTTGGTTCACATGGAATCGACTTGCAGAGAATCAGCCATCTCCAACCGTTGTAGCTGGAGCCGATTCAACTTTGCACTGGTCGGAACCAAGACGATGTTCGTTCGCAGAGCTGAAGAGAATCGGAAGTTTCCCGGATGATTATGTAGCGCGAACAAATGCGATCGGTAAATACATGGTTGGAATGAGCGTACCTCCAAAGATGATGGAGGTAGTTGCGCGAGCGGTATGCTCGCAATGGCTCGGAGTATGCTATGTCGCGTCCTAAAGGCTCGGTCAAGGCTATTGACTTGGAGAAGGTCGAGGCGCTCGCTTCGTTTGGGTGCACACAAGACGAAATCGCCGTGATTATGCGATGCTGCTCGCGCACGCTTCGCAGACGGAAAGATGTAAAGGTTGCGCTCGAGCGCGGCTACTCGAAGATGCGATCCTCCATCCGACGATGGCAGTACGAGAAGGCGACCCGTGGCTAGGCCGAAGCTCGTCATCGACGTCAAGCAGGTTGAGACGGCCGCGTCCATCGGATGCACCCAGGAGGAGATCGGATACATCGTCGGATGCTCCGTCCGGACGCTGCAGACGAGGCGCGATCTCCACGAAGCCTACGACCGAGGCATGGCGCGCATGCGAACGAGCCTGCGCCGGATGCAGTGGAAGAAGGCCGCCGAAGGCAACGTCACCATGATGATCTGGCTCGGAAAGCAGGTCCTCGGCCAGAAGGACCGCGTCGAGGAGACGCTCAAGTCCGAAGTCGTCGAGATCGAGCGGTACACGCCGAAGGCGCTCGAGTGAAGGTGAGGATGCGGACCATAGAGTCCGTGCTCCATCCGTCGCAGCGCGACGTCTTCTCTCGGCTCGCTCGGTTCAACGTGCTCGAGATCGGACGGCGCTGGGGAAAGACCTTCTTCGGCATCCAGCTTGCCGCCGAGGACGCGATGAACGGCAGGCCGCATGGCTGGTTCGCGCCGAGCTACAAGTACCTCGCCGACCCGATGCGCGAGCTCGAGCGAATGCTGAAGCCTGTCGTCCGCAGGATCGACCGCATCGAGAAGCGCATGGAGCTCCTGACAGGCGGCACGATCGACTTCTGGACGCTCGAGGATGGCGACGCGGGACGCGGACGCTCGTACTCGCGCGTCACGATCGACGAGGCTGGATTCGCGCCTGGGCTGCTCGAGGCATGGCGCGCGGCGATCTACCCGACGCTCACCGACAGGAAGGGAGGCGCGCTCTTCCTCGGCACGCCGAAGGGAACCGGCGACTTCCACCGCCTTTTCTGCCAGGCCCAGTCGGACACGACAGGCGACTGGCGCGCGTTCCGAATCGCGAGCAAGGACAACCCGCTCCTCGATCCAGCTGAGGTTGAGATGGCGCGCAAGATGCTCCCCGCGCAGATCTTCGCGCAGGAGTTCGAGGGAGTGCCTGCCGACGACGGCGGAAACCCGTTCGGACTGGACGCGATCGCCGGCTGCGTCGGACCGATGTCGGTCGCCGAGCCTGAAGTCTGGGGTATCGACCTCGCGAAGAGCCAGGACTGGACGGTCGCGATCGCGCTCGACAGGGATGGAGCCGTCTGCAGGCTCGAGCGCTGGCAGGCTTCGTGGACGGTCACGCGCGAGAAGCTCGCGCGCATGGTCGGCGAGAAGCGAGCGCTCGCGGACTCGACGGGAGTCGGCGACCCGATCGTCGAGGATCTGCGGAAGACCTGCCGCAAGCTGAACGGCTTCAAGTTCACCTCGCAGTCGAAGCAGCAGCTGATGGAGGGACTCCAGATCGCCGTCCAGTCAGGGGAGGTGCGCTTCCCCGATGGGTGGCTCCGCTCTGAACTCGACGCCTTTGGATTCCGATACTCGGGAAGAGGAGCCGTCTCCTACGAGGCGACCGTCGGCCACGACGACGGCGTCTGCGCGCTCGCGCTTGCGGTCATGGCACGCAGGGAGCGGAAGCCATTGCTCATGAAGGTCATCTGATGAACCTGTTGCAGAGACTCAAGGCCGCGTTCAAAGCCGAGAAGCAGTCAACTGGCTCATCCAAGTGGATGCAGGCGACGACCACCGTGACGCAGGGTGGCGACTCCAAGCGTCCCGACTTCGACCCGCGCAACGCCGTCGCCTACTACCGTTCGTGGATCTATGCCGCTGCGTCGATCAACGCGATCGCCGTCGCGAGCGTCCCGCTGCGCCTGTACGTGAAGTCGAACCCGACGCTGAAGTCGCTCTGGTCGACGCGCGCTCCGTCGCGAAGGACGAAGGCGTATCTCGCCGGCGACCTCGAGCAGCGTCCGTCGCGGTTCGCGATGCGCAAGGCAGCCGAGTACGGCGAAGGCTTCGAGGAGGTCACGGAGATGCACCCCGTGACGAAGCTGCTCGCGAAGGTCAATCCGTACCAGAACGGATACGACGCGACCGTGCTCCGCGTTCTCTACACCGAGCTCTGCGGGAACGCCTACCTCAACGTCGTGAAGGACTCGGCGCTCGGCATCCCTGTCGAGCTCTACCCAATGCCTCCGCAGTACGTCGAGATCGTGCCTGGCGAGGAGCGATACCGCTACGGAGTGAAGAGCGACTCGCGCAAGAGCTTCTCCCCTGAAGAAGTGCTGCACTTCAAGCGTCCGAATCCCGGCAACCTCTACTACGGTCTCGGAAAGGTGGAGGCTGCATGGGGAGCGGCGATGATGAACGCTGCCGTCCATGAGATGGACCTCGCGTTCTTCGAGAACAGAGGACGACCCGACTACCTGATGACCGTGAAGAGCGACGCGGGACCGGAGGAGATCGCGCGGCTCACCGCCGAGGTCGAGGAGAAGCTCCGCGGCAAGAGCCGAAACGGTCGCTTCCTGACCGCCAGCGCGGACATCGACATAAAGCCTCTCTCGTTCCCGCCGAAGGATCTGAGCGGACGCGACGAGATCGTCGAGGAGATCGCCGCCGTCTTCGGCGTGCCTGTCTCGATGCTGAAGGCGAACGATCCGAACCTCGCGAGCGCGCAGACCGGCTACGCGCAGTGGCGCGAGATGACGATCCTCCCAATGCTGCGCATGGACGAGGAGGTTCTGAACCAGAGCCTCCTGCCGATGTTCGGTCTCGAGGACGACGCCTTCCTCGCCTACGACAACCCCGTGCAGGAGGACAAGCGCTTTGAGATGGAGGAGCGTCGCACCGCCGTCGCCGGCGGATGGCGCACGGTGAACGAGGCGCGAAAGGAGGAGGGACGCGAGCCGATCGAGGACGAGTTCGCGGACAGGCTGCTCTTCAACGGTCAGCCGCTCGGAGGCGCTGCCGCGATGCCTCCCGCCGCGCCTTCTACGTTCGGACTCGCCTCTGCTGATCCTGCGAAGCCTGAGCAGCCTGCGCAGGACGCCGCGCACGCC